CTTTATCGGTTGTTAATGACCACAAAGTAATGTCACTGCTTCACCATCTATACGATACCGTGGACTCGAAAGGAAATACCCGTAACTCAAAAGCCCTTCGTCTATTTCAAGTATATGACCGTCTGAAGCATTCGACCTATGAACAGGTTAAAAACACTATGTCTAAATCTAGCTTCTATCGTTCTATTGCTGACTTAATGGCGGTCGGTTTATCTAAAGAACAACTTCAAAACCTTCATGATGATGAGCACGTTCCTTTAGGTGACGTTCTAACTTTTGATTTTGATAATCAACGTCCAGCGAATTACAAAGAGCCTGTTTTTGAGGGTATCAATTCTGGTGCTGACTTATTGGCTCACTTGTCAGGTTCTGCGCCTCGCAATGTTCAAGTTACTGAACTAGACAAAATTTATGACTCTCTATCTGCGGTAGGTATGCCAGCTCTATATGCTCGTGCTCTACAAGCAGGTAAAGAGGTTCGTATCAATCAAGACAAATCTGTATCTCTCGTTCTTTGGGATGATGGCACATCGGATCTTGTCTTCCATAAACCCGGCAGTAAATCGGATGTTTTATCCATGCCTTTTAATCAATCAACGTCTAATCCATCTAGTGGGAGCATGAGCTTCCAGCAATGGTCAGGCGGTAATCACTAGGGTGACTTTATGAACAAAATGCCTTTAACAATTTTTAATTCTAACTTCGGAACAATGGATGATGAGAACGGCGGTTCACCTATGCAATGGGCGAACTGTCAGACTATTGGTGACTTCCAAGAGAACGGTGACAAAGTAGGTTGTCAAATCGGTAAAATTTCTGTTGTTACAGATAATAACTTTGCTCTATCTAAGCGTCTTAATATGGAGCTTAAAGCTAAGAAAGCGCCTTTGGAAGTTCTTGCCGTTTTAGGCATGGGTGTTTCCAATGGCAAATCAACATTCATTCTAAAGGATTTTGAAGTTCCAAAAGCTTCGTAATCTGAATATTAGAATTTAGGAGTTAATTAGATGATTTGTGCAAAACCTCTAGACGGATATTTACAGGTTGTTCAATTAGCTTCTAATGAAACTTGCCAATTCATTACCCTAATCGAGAAAACTGATTTAATAGATACAGTTTCTTATTTAGATGAAGCGAGTGCATTTGAAATTATTGGTGCTGCTGCTTCGTTATATGCATTGGTATTTGTAATTAAAATGGTATTAATTCAACTTGGATTCAGAGGTTAATATGAAAACTAAACTTTTAACTCTTGGTACTGTTATCGGTGCTTCTCTTGTTTCTTCTGCTGCAATGGCTGATGTAGATGTAACTGCTGCAACTGGTGTTATTACTACTCAAGGTTCGGCAGCTATTGGTGCAGTTGGTCAGGCTCTTATTGGTCTAGCTGCTTTAGCAGTTGTTTACAAATGGGCTAAGGCTGCTTTCTTCGGTTAATAGCTCTTATCCAAATAAAGGGGGAGCTATTGCTCCCTTTTTTTGATCTCATTTAGGGGGATTTATGCCAGTACCATTTTATATTAGCCCGTCAGATATTATGTGGGGCTTTATTATCTTCCTAATCATTGATTGTATTAGGAGGCTAATGTGAATATTAAATGCCTTTTTTCTCTATTGATTATTTTATTTGGCTTTTCTTTTAATGCCTTTGCTCAACGTTATGAATTTTATAATGTCACTAGGGTTAGTCATGATGTTGGTTGTGTATCTGTTGGCGAGAATCTAACTGACGCTCAAGCTCGTTCTGTTGGTGAATGTTACATAGGTAAACCTACAGGTTCAGCTGGTTATGTTTACAAGTCTATTCGTGGTATTTACTCCGATGGTTTGAGTATGAATAGCTCTAGTGGAGGTCGTACTACTCCTGTTTATTGGACTCGTAAGATGGTTACATGTTCTGAGGATGGTATTTGGGATCCTTCAACAGGTCAGTGTGTTGAACCTCCAGTCTGTAATGATGATGAAATATATAATCCTGAGACTGGTCAATGTGAAACACCGCCACCACCTAAGTTTTGTTCATCTTCTGAATTCCAATCTCTTTTAAATGCTGCTCAGGATAAGTGTTTCGCTGATGGTGGTAATTTTTCTTCTATGTGTAATGACGAAGTTAATCCACCTCAATACTCTTTTGATTGTGACGTTCCTCCTCCACCTCCAGAAGGTTGCGAACCGGGGTCTCCTTCTTGGCCTGCTTGTCTTGATGATGAAAACAAGTGTGATGAGAACAGCCCTAACTGGAATCCTGAATATGGCATGTGCTGTTCCGAGGAAAACAACTGGTGTGATGTTCCACCGCCTGAGTCTTGTACTATCTTTTCTCCAAACTGGCCAGAGTGTGCAGGGGATACGGATATAAACCCTCCTACTGGTGGTGATTTAACAGACCCAGATAAACCTGACGGTGGCGGTACTGGTAATCCTGACCCTGACAAGCCAGGCCCGGATGTAGAGGAAAATAATCCTGATGCTACAAAAGCAATTGAATCCATGAACAAGGATATGAATAAACAGCTTACTAGCATTAATAATGATTTAAATAAGAATCATGCTGAAAACATCTCCCATCTTGGCGCTCTAAAAGATTCAATTGATTTAAACACCGATACCATTGTTGATAGTTCAAATCATATTAAGGATGCAATAGAGAGCCAAACCGGAACACTTACCGACATAGGCAATACTAACAACAAATTATTAGGCTCTTTAAATCATCTTCTTAATAATGGCATTGGTCAATTGAGTGGTGATTTATCAGATATAGAAGGGGCAATTAATACGGGTCTTGACGATTTAGAGGAGGGTTTAAACGGTGAATTATCAGCAGGTGATTGTGTTATTTTTTCTTGTGAGGGTAATGCAGCAACTTGTTATTTAGCTCGCAAGGCTTGGGAGGAAAGTTGTCAATCAAAAGATTTAAGTGGTGTTATTGGTTCAGGTGATGATTTATTAAATTCATTGGGTGATTATAACAACCAATTTACCGATGAACATGGCGCATACAAGGGTATATATACAGATGCAGAAGGCTCTGTAAGTGACTTGTTAAAGGCTTATGATGAATCAAATGGTCTTAATTTTGATGGTCAATGTCCACCTCCAAAACATTACGATGGGGGCTTGTTTAACTTCACTATAGACCTTTCACCTTTCTGTGAAATGGCCTATATCATTCGTGCTTGTATTATGGCTGCTGCCGCTTTTGGTAGCTTCATGATGATTTCTAAATTTATTTAGGTGATATTATGATTCAAGTTTTTATGACTGTAGTTAGCTTTCTTTTTGGTTGGTTTAGAAGTGCCTTACCTTTTATTGCTGGTTATTTGGGGGCTGCGGGTTCTCAATTTCTAGTTTCTTTAGGGGTCGGTATTACTGTATTTTCTGGTTTTAATCTTGCTACTTCTTATTTAATTGGATTAATTACTTCGAGCTTTGATACCTTGCCGACTTACGTCCTCCAGTTCTTAGGTTTGATTTGGGCTGATAAAGCAATGAATCTGATGTTAAGCACTGGCTTTTTCCTTCTTACAATCAAAGGTCTTCGTGCTGGTTCGATTGCTCGACAGGGTTGGTGGAAACCAGGACAAGGTAGCGGGAGTATTCCGGGATGATTTATTTACGAACTGGATTGCCCGGTGCATCTAAAACACTAAACAGCTTGCGTGAATTAGTTATGGGTCATGATGCATCTCGCCCTTATTACTATACAAATATCCGTTTGTTACTGTTGGATATGGAAGTTGCGCAGTCTTTTGCTGGTTGGTTTTATGGTTGGTTTTTTCCTCGATTGAAGGATAGGGCGCAACGTAAAAAACTAGAGAAGATTATGCGTCCGGTTCATGATGAAGGGGAATTTATTTCCCTTTCAGATGTTCCTTGGTTAGAAACTCAATACGAAACACATGATCATTTTCAAACATGGGTTTACTGGGTCCGTCGAGTTTATCCGACTCAAAAGTTGGTTAAGCTCGAGCATGTTCTCGACGCAGCTGGGGAAACTGTCGTTGATAAGTTCGAGATGGTTAAGCCGCTTAATTTGCACTTTACCCACTTCGCTGACCCTCGTTCTTGGATGGATTTACCTAAGCGTTCGGTTTTATTGATTGATGAATGTCAGCAGTATTTTCCTCCACGCCCAACGGGTTCGAAAGTTCCGCCGGCGATTGCAGCATTAGAAACACACCGTCATGGCGGTTACGATATTCATTTTGTTACTCAAGATAGAACCTTGTGTGATGCAAACCTTCGTAAGCTCGTTGGTCGTCATATTCATTTCTTTAACCCGTTTGGTGGTGAGCGTGTTACTCGTAAGGAAGCACCTAAGACTTTTAACCCTGACGATTATCATGAATCAAAGATAGCGAGTAAGAAGTTAGTTAAGCGTGATAAGAAGTTTTATGGTGTTTACTGGTCTGCTGAAATTCATACACATAAACCGAAGATCCCATTTATGGCTTTTGCTGGCCTGATTGCTTTAGCTGTCTTTTGCTGGTCTGCTTACAATATTTATGACAAGTTTCTTGGGGGTTCAGAGCCGGAGGCAGTGAAACAAGTTCAACAGTCTAATGCTCCGGCTTCAACCGCTAATCCTGCTGATTCTCTCGATAAACAACTTGATACTTACGTGGCGGAATTAATCAAAGGTGTTTATATCTCTGGCTCAATGACTCACTACAAAGATGATCATGTTGATATTGATTATGTGTTTTATCGTGAATCTGACGGTGCAGCGTTTGAGCCTGATTCAATTGGCTTGGTAGTTGAGCCTGTTGATAGGTGTTTTGCTAATTTCAAAATTGGAAGTGTTGTAAGACCGATTACTTGTAATCCGTTTTATATTCGTGAGGTTGTCGAAGAGCGTGAAGAACTGGAAGGAATCGACGTGGCCAAGAACACGGAACAACATAAACCAAATATCAGTTTGTTCTAGGTGGTGTTATGGTGGTTCAGTCTATAGTTGATATATACGAAGTGTTTTTGTGGTGCTGTGGTTTGATTTTGGTTACTGGTTTAATTGGAGGTTTCGGTGATTGAATTATTAGGTTATGGCTTTTTGGGGATTGGCCTTGGTTGTATCTTGCTTGTCGCTTATCACTTATTCAATTCTTAGTGCGCATTATATTCGTGTTTATGTTGAGGGTTTGTCGCAGACCTAGAGTGCGCAAAGGGTGGGCGGTTCGAATTGCTCATTGTCGGCGCTTGCGTCGTACATGCTATGAGAGAGAATCGCTTTGAAGCGATAGCCCGTAACATAAAAAGCGTATAATGCGAATTAAGAAAGAAATGACATACCAATAGACTCGGTATGTCATTTTTTTTACGTACTAGCCCCGCAGGGATAAGGGCGCACTCTTCAGTTCTTGGGGAGTGCCTCCGCCAAACGCCCGAAAAGTAGGGAACTTGTTCCCGTAGCTCCCCTTGAAGAAACCACAAAACACCCCTTCATCCTGCCAAGCCTAAAAACAGTGCAGGGCACTGCCAATTATCGGTTCTATCGCATCAACCCTATAGTGCTCCATTCAGAGAGAAAGAAAGAGCGGAGGGGGGAGGAAGCGGAGCGCCGCACTGCGCTCTTTCGTGGTGGCTAAGCCACATGCTTTAATAGTGGCTTATAGTCCCAGTGTGGGAAAAAATTATTCTTCTCTCAGGCATATATTTCCGTTCTCGTCTATGTCTAATCTGTCTACGCAGTTGTCTAGTAAGAAGTGGATCAACTCTGATTCTCTAATGAAATCTTTCTTCTTCATTGATAGTTCGAAGGCTTTGTTTTTGAGTTGCTTTGCATTTTGCGGCCTGATTCGAGCGTTCTCTATCAGTTTGCCTACGTCTTTCATCTACATGTTCCTCTTGTTTTCTTGTGTTCTCTGCCAACTGAGGTGCTAGTGAAACATGTTGCATTATCGGTTTCAAAACTAATTTTATACATAGAGCATATATAATAAATCCCCATATTGACATGTAGCATTGCATATGTATACACTTACACCCTAACGTAATTTTTAGCTTGTATACACGGAATGCTTAATGTTTGATTTTTTGGGTCTCAGAATTCACTTTAAAGATGAATTCATCACTCCTATCCAAGTAGGTGATGATTGGGAAACGCATATCAATTTTGACGATCTTATCGATCGTGGTCTCCGTCTTGATTGCTCTGTCGATTTGGATGATGAAGGGAATACGTCTATTTCCTCTCTTCGTCATGCTTGGGAATCAGTTCCATCTAGCTATACAAGTATTGCGATGAAAGTTTTTCAGGGTTCCGGTTTTCGTCCTAATGCATGTGTTGAATTGAAGTGTTCTCCTGCCAAGATTCTTCAAGGTCATAATGTGTATGGTAGTGATTCTCTTCTTACTTGTGCTACTGCTGTTCTAGACGCTTTTAAGCGTGCTATGCCTCGTTTTTGTGAAATGCTTGATTTTCAAATGACAGACGTATTTCGTTTTGATTCAACGATGTCTGTTCAAGTCGAGTCTCGTGATCAACTTCAAGGTGCGTTAGTTGCACTTTCTAAAGTTTCCAATCGCTACTTGCGACCTAGTCGTCAAGGTGAGTTTGAATCCACTGTTTATTTCAACAAGGATAAAAATAACCCTAATTCTGGTCGTACTACGTCTTTAATCATCTATTCGAAATTGGATGAAGTGAACTATCAATGTGATGCATTGAAAAAACTCAAACGTAAGGAAAAAACCACTCGTTACGATCGAGTTATTGATGAGCTTTCTTCTGATTCACTAAAGGGCTTCGCTAACAATCGTCTTCGTTTTGAAGCTCGTTTTATGTCTCGTTGGTTCGAGAAAAACGACATACCTCAGAACCTTTTTGAGTTGATTGAGTATGTTCGAGTTTTCGAATCCGCTTCTGATTCTAGTTTCTGTCTTTGGGCTTGGCGTGATGCGATGAAGTATCTACTCGATGCCATTGAGGGGAGCACTTTATCGGTTGTTAATGACCACAAAGTAATGTCACTGCTTCACCATCTATACGATACCGTGGACTCGAAAGGAAATACCCGTAACTCAAAAGCCCTTCGTCTATTTCAAGTATATGACCGTCTGAAGCATTCGACCTATGAACAGGTTAAAAACACTATGTCTAAATCTAGCTTCTATCGTTCTATTGCTGACTTAATGGCGGTCGGTTTATCTAAAGAACAACTTCAAAACCTTCATGATGATGAGCACGTTCCTTTAGGTGACGTTCTAACTTTTGATTTTGATAATCAACGTCCAGCGAATTACAAAGAGCCTGTTTTTGAGGGTATCAATTCTGGTGCTGACTTATTGGCTCACTTGTCAGGTTCTGCGCCTCGCAATGTTCAAGTTACTGAACTAGACAAAATTTATGACTCTCTATCTGCGGTAGGTATGCCAGCTCTATATGCTCGTGCTCTACAAGCAGGTAAAGAGGTTCGTATCAATCAAGACAAATCTGTATCTCTCGTTCTTTGGGATGATGGCACATCGGATCTTGTCTTCCATAAACCCGGCAGTAAATCGGATGTTTTATCCATGCCTTTTAATCAATCAACGTCTA